ACTAGGGTAGGGACTACCCGATGTGAGGCTCGTGGAGGTAGTAGGTAGCGAGGCTGATGAAACGAGAATCTCCCACTTCTAAACGAAGTGAAAGTGGGAGAAGTTCAAATTGCTCTTTTTCTATTTACCAGTTGACAAACTGCTCAATATGTAGTATAATATAAATGACAGTAAGTTAGGAGGGAGAGTTGTGATAAAGATACGGGTTGACAAGTCAGATAGATGTAGCGAAGATTATTCCTTGTTTGTGTCTTTTCCATACGACAGGGAAATTATAAATACAATAAGAAGTTTTCCCAGCCGCTTCTGGAATCCTGATACAAAGGAGTGGGAAACCTCTATCAAGCACTTAGATAAACTCAAAAGTATTGCAGGGCCAGGCTATGTAGAAATTACAGGCAAAACAAAGGCTTTGCAGGCAAAATCAGATGTAAATATTCAGCATGAGTACAAGACAAAGCCATACGAACATCAGATTGAGGGCTTTAACTACGGCCTAAAGAATAACCGCTGGCTGCTCGGAGATGAGCAAGGCCTCGGCAAGACTAAGCAGGTGATTGATATAGCAGTGGCCCACAAGAATAATTACGGCTACAAACGGTGTCTTGTCATTTGTGGCGTAAACGGCTTGAAATGGAATTGGAAAGAAGAAATTGCAACACACAGTAACGAGAATAGCTGGATATTAGGACAGAGAAAGAGAAAAACAAAGAATACAATTGTTATAGGCTCTAATCAAGATAAGCTGGATGATTTGTATAATATACACAACATAGACGCCTACTTTCTTATAACCAACATTGAAAGCCTACGAAGTGCTAAAATAGCAAACACACTGGCTCAACTATGCGCCGACGGTGTTATTGATATGGTGGCCGTAGATGAAATTCATACGAGCAGAAATCCATCAAGTCAGCAGGGAAAAGGCTTATTGAAGTTAAAACCGAAGTATCGTGTAGCACTCACAGGAACTCCTGTTATGAATAACCCTCTGGATGTGTATATCATACTCAAATGGCTCGGGTATGAAAGTCATAGCTTCTATCAATTCAAGAATTACTATTGTGTAATGGGAGGCTACGGCGGCTATGAAGTTATTGGCTATAAGAATTTACCGAGGCTTAAAGCTATTGTAGATGATATTATGCTCCGTCGCAGGAAAGAAGATGTACTTGACCTGCCAGATAAAATTTATATAAATGAGTATGTAGAAATGTCACCTAAGCAGGAGCAGATATACAAAGAGGTTATTACAGACATACGGCATAATATTGACAGAATAAAGCTATCCCCAAACCCACTAAGCGAGTTAATCAGACTTAGACAGGCTACTGGATATACCGGCATACTATCCTCAACAATTAAAGAGTCGGCGAAGATAGACAGACTTGTAGAGATTGTGGATGAGAGTGTTGAGAATGGCAGAAAAGTTCTTATATATAGTAACTGGACAGATATAACATCCTATATATTTAGCCGCCTATCTAAAAAATATCACGGCGTAACCATAACAGGAGATACTCCCGATGGTGATAGGAAACATAACATGAGGGAGTTTCAAGAGAATGATAATTGCAAATTCATTCTCGGTACGATTGGCGCCATGGGAGCTGGTTACACACTCACCGCAGGAACAGTTGTAATATTTGCAGACGAGCCTTGGACTATGGCAAGCAAGCAACAGGCGATAGATAGATGCCACAGAATAGGCACAAAAAACAACATTACAATATATACTCTGATGTGCAAAGATACCATAGACGAGAGAATACACGATATCGTAGAGAAGAAAGGCATGATGTCAGACGCCATAATTGATGGTAAGATTATAGGCAACAAGATAGAATTGCTTGACTTCTTGTTAAGCTAAAATATATTTAATTAGGAGGAATTTATGAAGAAAGAATTGCTGAAAGTAGAAGAGGTCGCCCTTATTGTAGGGGTATCTTACCACACCATAAATACTTGGTATCGGTGGAAAAGACTTCATCCAGACCACGAGCTTGCTAAGTTGCTACCTGACTTTATACAGAAAGGAAACAGACAGACAAGATACTGGTCACAAGCAGATGTGTGGTCAATAGTGGCATTCAAAGAAAGACTGCCGAGGGGAAGAAACGGCATACTTGCGGATGTAACACAGAAGTATATCAGAAATAGGACTAAGAAAGATGATGTAAATTGTAAATACTATAAAAAAGGAGATAAATAAAATGTCAAGATTGAACCTAAACGAAGTTGAGCAGGAGAGCCTCGACACAATAGTAAAGAGGTACGGGGAGAACAAAGCCGTAGTTGACAAGTTCTCAAAGATGTGTGACGCCGACAATAAGAAAATTAAAGAGGTGTTCAAAGCAACAGGAAAAACCTCACATACCTCCGGTGAGTTTACTGTAACACAGGTTATTCAAAGCAGAATGATTGTAAACGAGGATATGCTTGTAGAGGTTATGAAGAAGTACAACCTCAACCAACATATCAAAACCAAAGAGTATGTAGACATGGAAACCCTTGAAACCGCCTTATATGAAGGTGATATCTCAGCAGACGCTATAAGGGAGATAGCTAACTGTAAATCAACCAAAGAGGTTGTTACACTTAGGCTCAAGAGGGCCAAGAAGGGAGGTGACAAATAATGCCGATACTCATATTCGCCCTCGGACTTCTTAGCGGTATAGTGCTTACAATAATCATAGGAATAGTAGTGGCAATAAAATATAATAAGGAGAAATGATAATGTCAGAGCAATTCAAATCAAGGGCCGTAACTACAAAAATATCGGCCACAAGTCGAGTAGCCATCAAGATTAAAGACAATTTCTATACAGTAGAATATTCAGAAGAACGAGCAATTCCAGACGGCGTAGAGGTTGATATCGCACAAGAACGAGAGGTATTATTCGAGGATGTCAATGGAATTGTCGATAAACAAGCAGAAGAAATAATAAAAACCTTTAGATAAATTTTCTAATGTCCTATTGACTTTCGTCTGTAAATGTGTTATAATATAAACACAGAGAGCGAGAGTATGAGATGTTTTTCTGTCGCTTTTACTCATATAATCGCTCTCCACTAATCGGTTGATATTGTGCGGTATCAATCGGTGTCATAATATCGACCGATTCGCAAGGTTCAAGTTATGCGGTGCGCACACACCAATTAACTTGAACTTTTGTCGTAAATACACTAAATAATG